TAATCTAATTTTACTCATCAAAATCCACCCTCACTATATTATTAGGTTTATCTCTATCATCAGTAATAGCTACACAATGAGAATTCTTAAATGTACTTTCAAATGGTACATCTTTTGGATCTACAACTTTTGACGATACTTTCGGTAAAATTCTATCTTTCACCGATTTTTTTGATGAATTTAATATTTCGTATAAAGCATGTTCAATTATTTTAACTATATCTTCGTCAGATAAGTTTCTTATATTTGTATTATCTCGAACTTTATCTATTATTTTTTTTAACATTTGTTTCAAGGTTTTTAGTTTCATTTTTTTCTCCGTAAAAGTTGAGGGAGATTTATGGTACTCCCTCTTAACCATTTGATTAATTAGTGTTATCTCTGCAAACTTGTTGCCCAGGTTTTAAGATCGTCAACCTTGTTTGATCTGTACAAAGATCTTGGTAATCTCTTCTGTAAGAACCAAGTGTACCATTTTCTTTTAGATACAGTTCTGTATCCTGAGCTCAATCTAACCACACTAGAATACTTATCAATCAATTTATCTATGAAGATAGAGTAAGCAGATTTATCTCCATAAGCCTCAAGACCATAGTGAACACACCACTCAGCTACTGCCTGGCTAGTGTTAAGTCTGATCCAATCTTTCATCTGATCTTTAACATCGTGTTTCCAAACAGTATCCATAGATACTTTCTTCACTTCATTGTAATACTTAACCTTGTGACTAAGCCTAGTTACAAAGTGAGCTGCCATCTCACTACTAATAAAATAGAAAGTCTTAGTTGGTGTTAAAACATATGATGCTTTGTTGTAATCCCTGGGAGTTACAATTCTCTTAGATGTTTCAACAGTTACTTTAAATAATAAATTTAAATGCATATTTTTTTCTCCGTGTTAGTGTGAAACTTTATTGTCCCACACTTATATACTATCACATCCAGTATGTGATACAACACCTTTTTTTATTTTTTTTATAAGTCATTGATTTTATTGCTTTCTTTTTTTATTTTTTTTATAAATTAATTGCTTATCACATTTTTTCTTGACGGAAATAATTTTCTATTGTAAGTGTAGATCATAACTTTTTAAAATAAGGAGTGCTTATGGACTTAGAAAAAGAAGCTGCAGTAAATGTAGATACAAGCCTTACAGTTGACATAGCTGATAAGTGCAATGAGTTATTAGCCACTCGGAAACAAATAGAAAGATGCGAAGCGAATCTTGCCGATTTAAAAAAAGACGAGAAAATCTTAGCAACAAATGAAATTCCGAAGGCTATGGCAGAGGCAGGTGTGACCATGTTAAAATTATACGATGGTTCAACTGTTGAAGTAAAACCAATTTATTCAGCTCGCATGCCAAGTGATTCTCGAAAGCAAGAAGCGTTTGAATGGCTTCGAGAAAATGGTGCAGGTGATCTGATTAAAAATATTGTGTCTTTGAATTTTGGTAGAGCAGAAGATAGCGATGCTAAAAAACTTTTTGAAAATTTACAAGAACAAGGATACAATGTCAGTCAAAACGAAAAAGTTGAACCGAACACGTTGAAAGCTTTTGTAAGAGAAAAATTACAAAATGGTCAGAAGGTTCCAACTGATTTGTTTTCAGTATTTGTAACAAACCAAACATCAATTAAAACGAAGGAGTAATCATGAACCAAGTTACAGAAAAAAAAAATAACGTTCCTCAAAAGTTTAATCTTGAAGAACATGCCAATGAGGGTGGAGAGTTTATTACAGCTCGTGACACCAAGTTACCGATTCTAAAAATACTTTATTCTAATTCACCAGTTCTCGATGAGAGTGATGGTAAATTTAATGAGAAAGCAAGACAAGGTGATATCTATAATGAAATTACTGGTAATTTATATAAAGGTAAAGAAGGTGTGTTAGTTGCACCTTGTTTATTTATAAATACTTTTAATGAATGGAAAGATAGAGGTGACTCACCTGGTAGACCAATTGCTATACATAACAGAGACTTTGATATCAACAAATTAACAACACGTTCTGATGACGGAAAAGATAGACTAGAAAATGGAAACTATGTTGAAGATACAGGAAATCATTTTGTTTATATACTTGATAAAAATTATGCACCTGTTGAAACAGCGTTAATTACTATGAAGTCTACACAAAAAAAGAAATCCAAACTTTGGACTTCAATGCTGCAGTCGAGAAGAGCTAAAGGATCAAAAGGATTTTTTTGTCCACCTCATTGGAGTCAAGTGTATAAATTAACGACAACAAAAGAATCAAATTCACAAAACTCATGGTATGGATGGGTTATTGAGTTTGATAAAATTTTAAGTCCTGAAAGCAACCTTGCTACTCTAGAAGTCGTAAAAGGTTTTTATGAAAGTGCAAAGACTTCTGATATTTTTGGAACTGTTGCATTTGATGAAGAAAATAAAAAAACAAGCACAGAATCTGTTCAGCAACCAGCTCAACAAGCTGATGCCAATTCAGATGTTCCTTTCTAATGAAGGAACAAATTCTTGAATTGTTTACTAGTGACAATTCTCGCTACCTCAAGTCCTCCCTTACTGGGGAGGACGATGAGAGAGGTAAGAAGCAGGCTCACTATTCCACGATCCACGAATCAGTCACGGCTGACGTTTGGGGTCAACATCTTAATGGGAAAATAAGATTAGGTCTTAAACCTGAAATTAATGGTCAGTGTAAATGGGGTTGCATTGATGTGGATCCTAACAATTACAAAGATTATTCAGAAAAAAAATATGTACAAATTATTAAAAAATATAAATTACCTTTTGTGCCAGTGAAATCAAAATCAGGAGGCTTGCACATTTTTATTTTTTTTACAGAAATGGCTGATGTAAAAAAAGTTACTGATAAATTATCCGAAATAAACGAACAATATTTTTTAGCTCAAGAAATTTTCCCATGCAATAAAGCAGTGAATATGCCTTATCATAATATGAATGCTTCTATGGAATTTGCTTTTGATGAAAACAATACTCCTGTAATGATTGGCAGATTTATTCAACTTGCTAAAAAACAAATGATAGAACCTAAAAAATTTTTTGAATTAAAAGTTGAAGAGTACGAAGCTGAAAGTGAATGGAAACATTATCCTCCCTGTGTACAAAAATTAATTCAGGAGGGATGGAGCGGTAATAACAGAAACAATTTTTTATTTAATGTTCTTGTGCTTGAAATGAAAAAGAATTCTACTTTAACATTACAACAACTTGAAGAAATTGCACAACACAGAAACACAAATATTTTTACAAAACCTTTAAGCAAAAATGAAGTATCGCAACTAACAAAGTCAGTGCATAAAGGCGGTTATGAATTTCAATGCCCACCCAAACATCCTGAGTATAATCCAATTTGTAATAAAGAATTATGTAAAACAAGACGCTTAGGAATTGGTGAAGCTGTTCCTGAAATTATAGAATTTTTTGAAAATATTAATTACATTCAGGATACAAAAAATATTTGGTATGAGTTTGATTACAAGGGACAGCGAATTAGTGTGACTCCTGAAGATATGAAAGATGAAAAAGCATTTAGAGTTAAGCTACTTCGACACAGAGTATATTGGTTGACTCTACCAAAACCAAGAAAAGGTCCTAGTCCTTTTGAATTACTTATGAAAACTATTGTCGATAAATCAGAAGAATCTACAGACCATCAATATACCGACACTGTAGAAGAGGAGCGTTATTCCGTCCTGAAAGATTTTTTCGAATCACATATTGAACAGGATAAGTTTGAAAAATTAAAAGATGGCTATGTGGTCTTAGACTCAAAAACAAATACCTGCTATTTTAAAAAACTAACTCTTGACAGATTTCTAAAAAAGAACGCAGCTCGAACATTCAACACCACGGCTGACGCTTTACGAATGTTAGGATGTAAAAGAGCCGATTATAAAGAAGGTGAAAAAAATGTATGGTTTGTTGATATGCCAGATTTTGTAAGTCATCAGAGTATTAAACCTAAAGATAAAAATTCTACAGAAATGGATGAAGAACATCATGACAAGTTCAGGAATACAAAAGCACAAAAACCTGTATAGAAAAACAGTTAAGATTTTTGGTCCTCCAGGCACTGGTAAAACACACACCTTGATCGAAAGAGTTTTAAAAAAACATTTAGCTAGAGGCATACACCCAAAAGACATCGCTTTTATTTCATTTACCAACAAAGCTGTCGACACAGCAAGAGACAGAGCTTTGGCAACTTTTACACAATATACAATGGATGACTTTGAAAGATTTAAAACGCTTCATAAATATTGCAGGCGTTATTTTGAAGAAGAGGTTTTCGATCCTAAAAACTGTATGCTTGATTATGCATTACAAGCTAAGATAATTAAAACATCTGATAATCGTTTGTCTGATGATAATTTTCATTATAAAGATTGGTCACTAGGCGTGTATGATAAAGCACGAAACACGCTTCAAGAACCTCAACTAGTTTATAAAAAAGAAAGTTATAGAAAAGATAGTCTTGAAATTTTTCTTAGAAAGATTGACACATACGAGCACTATAAAAAAGATTCGTTTATTGATTTTACAGATATGATTGCAAGGTCAATTGATGAAGTAGACTTTCCTCCACTTGAAATTTTAATCTTAGACGAAGCTCAGGACTTTACACCTTTACAATGGTCGGTCATTTATAAAATGGCAGATAATGTAAAAAAAATTTATTTAGCAGGTGATGATGATCAAGGTATTTATAAATGGAACGGAGCAGATCCAAAATATTTCACTACTTATTTTCCTGGTCGCAAAGTTATCCTGAGACAAACAAGAAGATTTGGTGAAGAGATTTATCGTTTTTCTCAAATCATTAGACGAGGAATTTTTGACAGTGTTGAAAAAGATTATGACTGCTTACCAAAAAAAGGCAGCGTAAAAAGATATTTAAATTTTAGTGAAATACCTTTTCACACGTTGGAGGGCACCTGGTATATTTTAGGTAGAATTCATTCAACTGTTAATGAATTAAGAATGTGTGCAAAAGATGTAGGCTTATATTTTTCTGATAACAAGGGAAATAAAAGTTTTGATGTGAAGCAATGGGAGGCTATAAAATCTTGGACAAAGATAAGCAATAATAAAAAAATCAGTAGGAATAGTGCAGAAAACATGTATAAATACCTAAGAGAACTAAAAGATTTTAATTTTAGAACACCAAAGTTTTGGCAAAATATACCTGAGACTCAGATGTTTGATTTAAAAGATTTAAGAGAATGGTGTGGCTTAGACATGGA